CAGCCGAACGATGCCGCACCGATAGACCGAGAAGACTACGCTGAAGCTGCGCAGATGCTCGCATCTGACGCCCACAAAATGAATAAAATACAATGGAACGAGGCGGTATCAAAGCTGGCCCAAGAGATAAAGGTCAAACGCCTTGGCGGCTATGCTCCTAGCATTCCCCCATATGGTCACAACTTCGCGCGCGCGAGCGGCAATACGCAGGCGCCTCCAATCCTCGGAGCGAAGATCTCAGAAATGGGCGAGCGTTTGCCCGGCCAGACGCGCTATGCAGAGGCGATTCCTGCCGCCCACGAGCCACCGCGGGTGCGCACCACAACCCCGCCAATGAACACGCCGGGCCGATAGGAGATGAGTCATGCTGAAACACCTCAAGCGCCATTGGCTGATTGCTGCCGCTGCGGCGAGCTGCCTGGCGGTCGGCGCGTTCGGCTATGCGTGGGCGCAGGGAATCCTCGCTCTGACGTCGCCGACAGGCACGGAACTGATCACGGTGCTGCCGCTTCAGGCGAACGGACAGCCAGCGGCCACACAGGCAACGATCGCCCTCAATAACGCGCGCGCGACTACGTCCTCTCAATTGTCCACCGCGACGACCGGCACCGTAGTTGCAAACGCGCTCGCAAATCGGTTCATTTTTAATGGATCGGCGCCGGGAACGGTGACTGTTGATGGTCCGGCGACACCGCCAGACGGTTCGATGATAGAAATCGTCAACGGGAGCGCGGGCGCGGCGACGGCCATCACGTTCGCAACCACAGATTCTTCAACGATCGTTGGCACAGCGGCCTGCGGGGCGCTGACGGTCGGAGGCAGCTGCGAATTTATGTACATCAGGTCGAATACGACTTGGTATCGATTGAGGTAACCCTCATGCACGCTATTCGTTTGATCGGCCAGAACCACACCACACATCACGAGGGCGAGGTCTTGTCCATCGTTGATGAACGCACGGCGATGACCAATCGCAATACCGTGACGCTCGAGCATGCGCACGTCCTCGTCGGGCGCGGTGAGGCGGAATGGATTGGTATGCCGCCGGACATTTTCGCAGAAATTGCCCGCAAACACGTTTACGAAGAGGGTACCAGAGAAGAGCCAAAAGCGGTGCTCAAGCCTGGCCACGTGAACTGGATTGGAGGTCCGCCGGAGAAACCCGACGAAGATAACGAAGACGACGACGAGGCAGACGGCGAGGACGACGATTTGCCGTCTGCCAGCGACGTGCGAGGCATTCTGCGGGAGAATAACGGATGAAGCGCGTCGCCCTCGCCGCCTTCGCTTGGCTTGCGCTGTGGGCTGTGCCTGCGTCCGCGCAGGTCACGGGCGTCTCGCCCGCCCAGATGTTCGGCTGCACGAGGAGCGCGCAGACAAGCACCGTCGGCAGCAATGTCGTGCTCGCGGCGAGCACGGGGGCGACGGCGCAGATTTATGTGTGTGCCTTCACATTTGCGCCGGCCGGCACCACGCCGTCGGTGCATTTGTTTTGGGCGGCCACCGGCACCTCGTGCGCATCCTCTAATGGCAATGTCACGCCAGTGATGGCAGCCACTCAGCCGCTCGTTGACGGCCACTTCTATTATGCTGGGCTCCCGCCGGTGCCGAATGGTCAAGACCTATGCGCCGCTATTGTCGCCGGCACTGGCAGCACGTTGATCGTCTACTACACGCAATTCTGATGGCGGCGATCTATGTCACTGAATGCTATCAAACCGGCGTAGCCGCTAACCAATGGATCATGTCGCCGGCGGTCCAATCGATACAAGCCGAATACAACGTTCCGATTAGTTCGTCCTCGACGCAGGGTCCGCCTTTCCAGCCTCTCACCAACTTCATCATGGTGAACACCGACAGCGCTTGCTCGCTTGCTTACGGATTGAACCCGACTGCGGTGCCGACGAAGCACCGTGTGAGCCCTAACGATACGCGGTTCTATATCGTCCTTCCGGGTTGGAAGATCGCCGTCATTGCGAACGTGTAAGCGGTGCCCATGAGCAGGAGCCGCGCGTGGTTGATGATCAACTCGCCATCGCCACCGCCGCAAAGCGGAGGAGGAGGCGGCGGAAACTTAAGTGATATGAGCCTTCAGAAGAACGTCGCCGGACAGAATACAACTTTCGTTGCCATCAACCCTTCGAACGGATTGCCAGCGACTGGACTGAGCTTTGTTGGTGCTGCATGGATATCGAAGGATGGCGTGCAATTACCTGCTGGCGGAACATTTACTGAACTACCTCCTACAGGCAAGGGAATTTACAATTATAAATTCACCCAGAGCGAAACTAACGCGAACTGTGTATCACTGTTTGTTGCGCCGGTAGGCGCTTTCCCGCTAGATATGATTTTCCTAACCAGTGGACTTCATAGGAATAGCGCATCACCTCAGCAGCACATCACGTTTGGAATGTCCTCGGTCTCTGGCGTTGCCGACCCAAGCGCTACTGTCACTGTCGAAGTGTGCCAAGACGGCGGTTCGTTATCAGCCGGTGGAGGCCCGACAGTCGCCAATCTCGGAAACGGTCAATTTGATTACCAGCCAACGGCGGGGGAGACCAACGGCGCGAACTGTAACTTTTCATTTTCCTCCCCTGGAGATGTAACGCGAAACTTCTCCATTTATACGGTGCCATGATGAGCAGGAAAATAGGCGTTTTCCTTTTCGTCGTCGCTGCCATCCTCGCGACGATGTCCTCCCTCCGCTCTCAGCCAGTCGTTACTCCGGGGCCATTCGTGTCACCGTGCTCAGCCCTCCTTACCCCGGATCGAAACGCCTGCGCCAATTGGCGGATGGCGGGATTACAATCGATCGGAGGTATCCCAAACAGGGTCACGCAGTGCGGGTCAACGCTCAGTCCTCTCGGGTCCGGGATGGACGACACCAGCAGTATCAACACGGCTATTGGCAACTGCACAGCAGGACAGGTTCTTCAATTATCTGCAGGCACATTCACGATTGCCGAGGGAAATTACATCCTGCTCAACAAGGGAGTATCGTTGCGCGGAATGGGTGCGGCGAACACGATTCTCCATAGACCAACCAGCGGGGTTTGTCCGCCAACGGCTGGATACGGCGCAACTATTAACTGCAGCAGTGGCGGCACTTCTCCATCAAACGTGATTTTGATAGCGCCGGTGGCTAGGTTCGTCGGGGACGCCATAACAGCGTGCGCCCTCACCTCAGACATCGCGGGAGGGTCGTACCAAGCGACCGTTACCAGCGGTTGCGCTACGAACTTTCATGTTGGGGATGTCGTGCTCCTAGACGAGTTGTCCGGTGCCGTCAATAACCTGATGCCGGACGCCCAGAACCCCAGCAACTCCATATGGGCGTCATCCGATTATCGAGTCGTCTATCACATCCATACGCCGACATGCTGCGGTGACGACGGCACGAACGTCGAGAGCGATTACACCCTCAACACAGATCGTGTAACCAACGAACTAAAGCGAGTGGCGGCGGTCTCCGGCAACGTCGTCACGTTCGATTCTCCGTCAACAATCTCGTACCGTGTAAGCCATACGGCTGACCTTTGGAGCTTCGCGACGCCGTTCCTGCAGCAGGCTGGGCTTGAGGACGTCGCAGTCGAATATGGAGACGACGGCGCCATCCAGATGCAGTTCTGCGCGTACTGCTGGCTCTACAACGTCGAGGCGAGGTATTCGATAGGCCCGACGGTGCAGATGAACACGACCTTCCGAGCGCAGATCGATCGATCGTACATCCACGATGCGGCGTGGCCTGTCCCTGGAGGGGCCGGCTACCTCATCGATATGCGGTACGACACAGCCGAAACCTACCTCGTGAACAGCATTTCTGTGCTCGGCAACAAGGCCATGACATCGCGCGGGTCGGGGGCTGGCTCGGTCATCGCCTACAACTACGTGGATAAGGCGTACATCAGCGGAGATTGTTGCTGGCAGGAAATCGGACTAAATGCCAGCCACCTTGTCGGTCCGCACCACGTCCTGATGGAAGGCAACTGGGCGTTCAATATAGACAGCGATGCTACGCACGGCGGGTCAATCTACATGACTCACTTCCGTAATTGGGCGACAGCTATCAGGGGCTCATTCGTCGGCCTGAGCGGTCAGACATGGAACGATGCGGCGAACACCTGCGGGACGACCTCGTATAGCGGCAGCCCGCTGCGCGCTATCGGACCGCAAGCTTATAGCTATTGGTTCTCGTTTATCGGCAATGTGTTTGGAACAGCCGGCTGTACGACGCAGGCGAATGGCTTCCCGCTAACCAACTCGTACGGCGGATCCCAAAACAGCGACGGAATGTTCCTAACCGGCTGGTGGAATCAGGGCGCCAGCATCAATGATCCTATGAGCGCGACTATCTATCCGAACGTCCCTGCCAACGTGAACGGTGTCGCGGGAGCCAATTGCACAACTTCCGGAACCAACTGCGCGACGATCATGAATGGCAATTATAATTATTGGAATGACGCGATCAGTTGGGCTTCGAATGACACCAACCACGCCTTGCCGAGCTCTCTTTACTTGAACGGCAAGCCAGCGTTCTTTAGCGGCGCAAGCTGCACATATGCATGGCCGTGGGTCGATCCTGTGGGCGGAACGCCTATCCACAACAATAGCTGCGGCGGTTCTGGCAACCCGGCCAAGGCTAGATACGACGCCGGCACACCATTTGCGCAGCCATAGGCTAATTATTCATGCGATGGATTAGCACGCCATCATCACCGGCAACTGTTTTCTTTGTCAGCCCATCAGGGAGCGATTCGAACGGAGGAACATCTACGAGTTCGCCATGGCAGACGATCGGAAAGGTAAATTCCGCGTCCCTCGCTTCTGGAAATACGGTATTATTTCAGGGCGGCCAGTCATTCAGCGGGTCGCTGACTGTACAGGCAGGCGTTACCTACGGCGTGTACGGTGGCGGGACCGCCACAATTAGTTCAGGATCGTCGGATGGGGCGGTCGCAACGAATGTTGGTGGCTGGACGCTCAACGGACTGACGTTCACCGGTAATGGAACGACAACCAACAGCGCTTATGGAATTCATGCTCACAACACCCAGACTGGCGGCATAAAATACAACAATATCACGGTTACAAGCTGTGTTGTGTCTCAATACGGAAACAGCGGAATTCTGTTTATCGGAGATAATGACACCTGCGGGTTCAACAATGTTACCATTTCCAATTCGACTGTCCACGATTGCACGGGAAAGGCGGTAATACCCACAGGCTCCGAGGCTGGCGCAAGCGCTGGAATATTGTTCTCAGGAGTGGATGTCTCCGGGGTCGGAAATTATAATCATACCAATATCACCATAACCAACTGCGTCGTGCACGACTGCATTGGCATCAGCAACGCTGCTGGCGGCTTCGACACGTCAGGAAACGGCATCCTGATGCAGAGCACGAACGGAGGCACGATCGAGTTCTGTGAAGTATTCACCTGCGGGTCGGCAAACGACAACACTTCTGGCCCAGCCGGTATCTGGTCGGCACTCAGCAACAACGTGACGATCCAGTTCTGCGAAGCCTATAATATGCAGACCGGAAGCGATGATGCCGACGGATTCGACTTTGACGGCGGCATGACTAACTCGGTGATGCAGTACAACTATTCCCATGATAATCAGGGGACAGGAATTCTTGCTTTTGAGTTTAGTGCCTCAGGTATATGGAACAATAACACGTTTAGGTACAATATTTGCCAGAACAACGGGATAAGTGTCGGAGCGTCAGGCGAGTTCAGGTATGGTGGATCAATCACGCTTCCGCACCTAAAGTTTTATAATAACACGCTATATAACGTTAACTCCGGAAAGACCCTGATTAGAGGGCAAACTTCCCTTTCAAATGGGCAGGTCTCGAACAATATACTGTTTGCATCCGCAAACTACTTCAATCTTGATTCCGGCACAACGGCTCCTTCGTTCACAGGGAACGACTACACGGGCGGCGCATCCTTTCTCTACCTCGGCACGACCTATACAAGTCTCTCATCATGGCAAAGCGCGACTGGTCAGGAAGAAATATCTAGCGTCAATGTTGGTCTAACGGTTAACCCAGCGTTTAATAACGGTGGCAACGGTGGCACGGTTCACGGCTATGCGCCGCAGAACTTGGCACAGTATCAATACAATAAAAACTCTCCGGTGATTGATGCTGGTGTGAATCTTGTATCTCAGTACGGTTTCCCTGTAGGGAGCCAAGATTTCTACGGGAATCCTATCCCTGACGCCAATGGGAAGTACGGAGTCGGGGCCTTCGAGTTTACGCCCGGTGCCTTTTTCAATTGGGTGCAGGGTGGAAATCACCAAAATGGTGGAAGTTCAGTAACGACAGTTGCCCTGACGCTTCCGGCGAAAGTGGGCGTTGGCGATTTCCTTTGCATTTCCGTGTCGTTCGCAGGGTCCGTCAGCACTGACAACGTCACCATGAGTGATGATAAGGGTAACACCTATCCAGCAGCGGTCGATCAGATAGTAAATACTACGGTTCCTGGAGGTTATGCCCTTTACACGTTCTATATCCTTAATGTTACGAACCAACCCCAGACGATTACGGCGACGAATAATTCGAACGCTCGTACTTTCATGACCATCTCAATCGATGAATTTTCAGTCTCAACGTCAGTCTCTGGCCTAGATGGTCATTCGGCCCAACAACAGAATGGAGCGACGGGCGTCGATGGCGTATCGAGCGGAACTTATACCACGACTGGTAATGGCGACTTGGTCTGGGGAACTCTCGTGTCCACCGGAAGTAATGGCATGCTAGTCGGGACGGGTTTTCAGGCTGGCTCGCAGAACGATTTGATAGCGACCTTCACGACTGAATATCAAATTCAGGCCGCGGCCAGCTCAAGCACAGCTATTACCGGCACCCTGGGGTCCACCGATCACACGGTCGCCGGCTCTTTGGCATTTTCACACACATGACTATTGCTCTCGTATCTGGTCAAATTGCGCACGTGTCTGACGCGAGTGCCGTTGCAACGCGCAATGTGGTTCTGACAAATAATCCGACACCAGGTAATTTCGTAGTCGTGATTGGTGCATTTGGGTATGCGTCATCACCAACCTTCACTGTAAAAGATTCGGCAGCAACGCCTAATACATATACGGCAACAACAAGCACGCCGTTTCTTAACTCCACTACTACTGGCGGCGTAGGTGTATGGTATTTGCCAAACGTACCTTCTGGCGCTACTAAGACAATCACGATAGCAAATAACAATAATACCGCTGGGGATTGGACTGTCGCTGAGTTCTCTGGTGTAGCGACGTCAACACCCCTTGAAACGGCCATCACTGGCACGCAAACATCTACCACCACTATCAACACGCCATCGGTGACTACGACTAACGCCGGTGATTTGGTAGTTGGTGGGACAGCAACTGCCGGGGACGTAAGCGCCGTAGTAACGACCACCACTCCGTGGATCTCTTTTTATACTTTTCCCTCCACGCAGGGTGAAGGCGCGGAATACGTTATTCAAACGAGCGCAGGTGCAGCAACGACTGGCTATACGCAGTCTACAGCTGGGGCGTCAGCTACCTTAATGGCAGCATTTAAAGCCGCTGCATCCGCGAATGCATTTCCTACCCCATCAATCGGCGCGATAATGATCGGAGCCTGAAATGAAGGTTGGCTATTTCCAGGCATGGAACACACCTAGCATTCGCGAGGCAGATGTCCTGGGCTGTAGCCATTGCGCGGCCGCGATCCTCAAGCCGCTTTGGCAAGTGCAAGGAGCTTACTGTCACTCTTGCGATGGTCCAATCTGCGCTGAGTGCGATAAGAAACCAGGCTGTGAGAAGGGTTCTCACAACTGGAAGCGAGACCTGGATCGTTCGATCCAGGATGCCTACCGGCGAGAACAAAACGCCAAAATCCTAGGAGTCTAAAATGCCGTCATTCAATGCAGGTAATGGCGCGTTCACGCCGTCTACCTCTCAGGACAACTTCACTCTGGATTCTCAGTCCACAACGGGCGTCTTTGCCCGTATCACGCAAGTGAGCTGGGGCGGCTCGGGGACCTCGTCCATCGGGTACCGCACTCGATGGACGAGACCTTCCACGATCGGTTCATCGACATTCACCGCGATCACGTTCGCGGCCAACAATATCAACTACACTTCGGCGGCCGCCCAATTCGGTACCTTCGCCACAGCGCCGACGCTGGTCGCTGATCCCGGTACCAACCTGTTCTCGATGGATTGGAACGTGCAGGGCGGCGGCGGCATCCTGATTCTTCCTCTCGCTCAGCCGTGGTGGATTGTCGGTGGCGGCACCAGCAACAAGCAGCAGCTTTCGTGCCGCAACACGAAAGGCACCGACGCGAATTTGTCCTCGTATTCGGTGACCTGGGAAGAAGACTGATAGCGTCAGGAGTCCTAGCTTGTGTTCCTCGGCGGCACACATCAGGCACAGATCGAGCGGGAATCCCGTGGATACGTTCAAGTATTCAAGGTCCTTATCCCGCTCGTTGCTGCCGCCAACACGATCGAGTTTCCGGTCACCAGACAGGAAGCTCCGTTCCATCCGCCGAGTTCTGTCGTCCAGGCGCTGGTTGTCCCAACGGCGGCGCCCACTGTCGCGCCCGGCGTCACATACTTCACGACAACTCAGGAAACCCCGTTCCACCCAGGCCCGACAGTTATTGCCGCGCTGCCTAATGTTGCGCCGCCGAACGTCATTGAATTCCCGGTCACAACTCAGGAACAGCCTTTCCATCCTGGGTCAACTATCCGAGCGGCATTGCCGAACGTCGCATCGGCAGACGTCGTTCGGTACTTCCCCACAACTCAAGAGCAGCCTTTCCATCCCGGCTCTGTCGCCTGGCGGCCGTTGGTACCATTCTCGGCTCAGGCCGGTGTGGTCCGGTTCGCAAAGGCGAGCCAGGAACTGCCTGGGCATCCAGGTCCTTCAACCGCTCCGGCTTTCATTCCTGCAGCCGCACCGACGGTGCTCGGCCCAGTCACCTCGTTCTATGAGGTCGATCAGGAATATCCGGATACTCCGAGTGCTTCCGGGGTTCGCCAAAGCCTCGTCACAGCTGTCGTCCATGTTCCTCCTGTACGCTATCTCACGACAGCACAGGAGAATCCGTATCACCCAGGGCCTTCGACAACCAGAGCCTTCGTCCCCGCTACGGCTCCTATCGTCATTGCCCCCGGTGTCAGATACTTCTCAACTACTCAGGAAGGCCCTTTCCACCCCGGCTCTATCGCATGGCGGCCGTTGGTACCATTCTCGGCTCAGGCCGGTGTGGTTAAATTCGTACGAGCAAGCCAAGAGGCGCCGAGTCATCCAGGACCCTCGACAACCCCAGCTCTCGCCATCTCTGCTGCGCCCGTTGTCCTCGGTCCGATCACTTCGTTCTATGAGGTCGATCAGGAATATCCGGATACTCCGAGCGCGTCAAAGGTCCAACCCAGCCTCAACCCGATCGTTGGCGGACCGATCAATCTATTTTTCCAGACCCCGCAGGAAGAACCAGGCACTTCTATTCCAACCATTAGCCGCTCGTTAGTTACGCAACCTATTTTTGTCGTTCCTGGCGTTCGTTATTTCACGGTAACCCAAGAATCGCCTTACCATCCTGGTCCCAAGATGCTTGGTAATCCCTATTTGTTCGGCGGAGCGCCTGCAGGATTCAAAGTGGTATGGGGTATCCCCTTTAATAAGACCACAGGTGGCGGCACATCATGAGTAGCCTGCAGAAGAATGTGGCCGGGCAACACATCGGCTTCGTTCTGACGAACATCTCGACGGGTGCGCCCGTCACGGCGGGGGGCGCCGGGAATGTTGTCATTGATGGCGGCGCGCAAAATCCATGCGCGGGCACATTCACACACAAGGGTAGTGGTCAATGGGATTACGCGCTGCTGCCAGCCGAAACCAACGGCACTCAGCTCAGTTTCGCGTTTACGGGAACGGGCGCGATCCAGATCGGCATGAATTTCTACACGCTTGGTTTCGATCCGACGCAGGCAAACTTGCCGGTCAACCTGATAGAGATCGTCGGGCAGACGGTTCCGACACCGTCGGTGACCGGCGTGCCGCATGTCGATGCGCAGGAGAACAACAACATCATCAGCGGCACATGTTCGGGCGGATCGTTGACGACCGCGGTCTGCAGCTCGATCAGCAACCCGTCATCACTCGGAGCAGCGGGGCAACTGATCGGCCGTACGATCATCTTCGACACCGCCACCGCCACGGCGAGCCTGCAGGGCCAAGCCTCGAATATCACCAACTCAACGACCGGCGCGACTCCGACCCTGACATTTACGGCCCTAACCACGGCTCCTGCTAGTGGAGACACGTTCCGGGTGGTCTGATGGCCGCCAGCGTCCTTTCTCCAGGTGGCTATCCGCGGTCTGCTTACGGAAGTTTCGCGGGTAAGCCAGCACTTAGCGGCAAGCCGCTCTGCTCCGTTCTTTCGCCCGGCGGCTATTCTCGCCCGCCTTACGGAAGCTTCGCCGGCAAACCTCCATTCGGCAGCCGGCCGCTCTGCACGGTTCTTTCGCCCGGCGGCTATTCGCGGCCGCCGTACGGCAGTTTCCACGGCAAGCCATCATCGACCGGCAAGCCGCTCTGTACCATCCTTTCCCCAGGCGGCTACTCGATGCCGCCACGAGGGAGCTTCGGCGGCAAGACACCAGTCACGCCGGCCACAACGCACCCCCAGACTCGATTCATGTCGAATATGGGAACCTTCATGAACCGCCGCGTCTAGGAGCATCGAGATGCCTCCAGTATCCCAAGCCCAACGGCGCTGGGCCTTCGCAAATCGCGACAAAGACACGAAGGAAGGCAAAGCAGCGGCCGAGTTCGCCGCCGCCGATAAGGGCGGCAAACTGCCTGAGCATGTGAAAGATGGAGAGCCATCTAAGTCACGCGGCAAGAAATGGTACGACGGGAAATGAGCCATGGCCAAGAAATGGATCGCTGGAGTTATCAAACACCCTGGGCGTGAGAAAAAACGCGCCGAGGAGCATGGCATCTCGACGCACGAACAGATGGAGCGTGATGCACACAGTAGCAACCCATCGCTGCGCGGAGCCGGTAAGTTAGGTCTTCGTCTTTCGGCAATGCATCACGGAGCCAAGAAGCGCAATTGGTACGATCACAGCAAGTGATTGCGCTGCTGGAGTTCCGGGCGCCGATTCCCGTCGAGACGCCGTTAGGACGCGGCTATGCGCTTTTCGTCGAAGCGGATGCGTACGTGCAGTATTGGACTGTGGTTCTCGATGAGTCCGCAGCCTTTGTGACGTTTCGGCAGAGCCTGATCAGAGCGCAGAATAGTTACACCCACGGCCGCGGAATCACGGACGACGACATGCGCGATATCGTCAAGCACAAGGAGAAATGACAATGGCCGCTTCCTGGTACGATCGCGGAAAGAAAGACGGCAAGAAGGACGGCGGTAAGCCGGAAGGCATCCACGAGCGTCACGCCCGCGAGCGCGAGGAAACTCACTCGCGGCACCAAAAGGCGCGCGACGGCATGCATAAGCAGCATCAAGAAGAACTCGCCATGATGGCCTCGCGCCACAACGATGAGCTCGCCAATGCGCCGGCTGAAGGCGGGGCGCCCGACGGTAGCGCAACGGCACCTGGCGCGATGAATACGGCAGGCGCTGGCGCCGCGGCCGGTACTCCGCCGGGCGTCTCCGGCGCGAATGCGGCATAGGCGCCGCGCGATGGCGCTTTATGGCGGCAGCGAAGCCGAGTGGCCGCACGGCAGAATGGTTAGCCTTGCCCGCAAGCCGCCGGAGCCGCGGCCGCTCGAGGCGTCACCGCAAATGCGGCCGGTCGAGTATCCATACGGTTGCTGCCTTTCGTTCGACGATGAAACGATGGCGGCACTCGGCCTTAATGGGGAGATGCCGTCCCCTGGCGACGTGCTCGAGTTCTTCGCCACAGCCGTCATCACCTCGGCTAGCAAGGATCCCGTGACCGGCCACTGCCGCGTCGAGCTCCAGATCACCGAGATGCTTCCGCACGAGGAAGAGGCCGCCTACGAGGACGCGATGGAAGAATCCGCCGCGCGCCGCGAGCGCTGGTATCCCGGCGACGGCGAAAAAGCATTCGCTCCTTTCGATGGAAACCGCGAGGTGGAACCCCACCCATGACAAGCCAGCGCGAGGCTATATGAAGTCGCATAACAAGCCAAAACGGGAACGCAAAACGACACGCGCTGAAGGTCAGGCTTTCGCCGATCGCAAACAACGCAATCGTAAAAGGCGTAAGGAAACGATCAGGTGGTTACTGGGGTGGCGCGGCGAAAAAGCGTCCCCTCGTTTCGAAGAAAACCGCGAGGCGGAGCTCAACCCATGACCCAGAAATGTCGCTTGACCGCCCGCGCGCAAATAGGTGGTGAGATCCGCGAGCCTGGACACGTGTTCGAGTTGCCAGACCGACAAATCGGCCCGCATCGCAGCAAAATGACCTCCCACGAGACGATCGACATCACCAACGATTCCCGCCGCGTGTTGCCCGATTACGAGGACGAGCCCCTTTATGAAGTGTGGGACGGCGAGAATTGGGTGAAGCCGGGAAAGGCCGAGTCGGACCGTGACCGCACCCGTTGACCTCTGCAATCTGGCCCTAGACCAGATTTCAGCGCGGACCTCTATCACCAGCCTCAATCCCGCCTCGCCGCCGAATAACATCGCGGCGCAGGTGGCCTCGCGCACCTATCAGCTTCAGGCCGACGCCGTATTCCGGGCCGCGCATTGGAATTCTGCCCGGCTGCAAGGACCGCTGACTCTTCTGCGGGCGGCGCGCGGCACTCCGGAGAATCCGGCCGGGACGACGCTGCCTGAGCCTCCGATTCCATGGCGGTACGAGTACGCATATCCTAGCGATGCCCTGCTGATTCGCTTCGTTATCCCGAAGGCGCCGAACGCCGTCGGCACCGTTCCGCTGATGACCAATGTGGGGTTCCTGCAGCGGCCCGTCGTGACGACGAGCCTGCCTTTCGTTCCAGCGATCGACTACGACGCCAACGCAAATCAAATCAAGGTCATCCTGACCAATGCGCGCAATGCGGATGCGGTCTATACGGGGCGGATCGCCAACTGCGATCTTTGGGACGCGAGTCTCCAGAACGCCGTCATAGGCACGCTCGCCGCCTGGTTCACGCTGCCGGTCACCGGCGATAAGGCGATGTTGCAAGCACGCGTGCAGCTCGCCGTGGGCTTCATTAACGCCGCGCGGATCTCAGACGGCAACGAAGGGATCACGTCAGGCGATATCCCGGTTGACTGGATGCAGATCAGGAACGCGGGTGCCGGCTGGGGCGATGGGTTCTCCTTCGGACAACCCTATGTGGCCGGCTGGGATTCCATCGCGATGCCTAACGGCGTCAGCTATTGAGCCATGCGCTCCAATTCAAAGAGATGGCACATCCGCGGTGTTTGGGTCGGAAGCCATTTATCGCGGTCTTCCCACTGCACGACCGTCCATAAATCGTGATCGATGTGCGTGCAAATTCCGGTTGGGCCGGACCGGCCTCGCATTCGGCAACGATCCCCCACGAGAGGAATGTTTGGCGGTGCCTTCTGTCTCTTTCTTGCGCTCATGATCTTCTGTAAGCCATGAGCCTCACCCTAATCAAGTCAGCATTCTCCAGCGGGGAGATCGCGCCGAGCGTCTGGGGGCGCGTGGACGCCCAGCGGGTGCAGATGGGCTGTTCCGTCATGCGGAATTGCTTCGTCTCATATCGCGGGCCCGGATCGTCCCGCGCCGGAACGCTATTTGTCGGCCAGTCGATGACGCCGGCAAGCCCATCATCTTCGCCGCCCGTGCTCGTGCGGTTTCAATTCAACATCTTCCAGTCCTTCATCCTGGAATTCGGAGTCGGCCCCCGCGGTCCCTATATGCGCGTTATCGCCAATGGGGGCTACGTGACCGAGGCGGCCGTCACAGTCACGGGGGCGACGCAGAGCATTCCTTGCCAGATCACCGCTCCGCTCCATGGCTTTTCGAACGGTGACTGGGTGTTTGGCGCTGCCTTCGTCGGCATGACGCAGTTGAACGGACGGCTGTTCGTTGTTGAAGGTGTCACGACGAACACCTTCACGCTTACGGACACGTTCGGAATACCAGTCAACTCGCTAAACTTCGGAGCGTACATCTCAGGCGGAACATTCGCGCGTGTCTTCACGCTTTTCAATATTCCGTATGCAATCGAAGACCTGCCTTCATTGAAATTCGTCCAGTCGGCCGATGTGATGACGCTGTGCTGCGTCAATCAGGCGACCGGCGCGGAATATCCGCCGGCCGACCTCTCGCGGCTTGGGCCGACAAACTGGCAATACGCGGTTACGACCTTCGCCAGCGCGATTGCGGCGCCCGCTGGCTGCACCGCAACTGCCACGACCACGGTCGGCGCGCTCCCGGCGCAGAGTTATGGAGCCGGCTACAACCCCGCGGCGCAATACGCCTATTGCGTTACAGCTGTAGATGTGAACGGGGAAGAGTCCGTCGCATCTCCGGTCGCTTACACTCTCAACAACACGTCCGCGAATTCCTCCGTCGATATAAGCCTGACGGCCGGCTCGATAAACGTGACCTGGAGCCCAGTTCAGACGGCCGTCTCCGACAACATCTATAAGGCGCCCGGCGCGCTCTGGAATAGCGGAGCAAATAACCTGGCGCCGACGCAATCGGTTCCGATCGGCACGGCCTTCGGCTTTGTCGGCTCCGCGGTCGGCACTCAATGGGTCGATCAGAATGTAGTGCAAGATTTCACTACGACGCCGCCGCTTCATCTTAATCCGTTCTCCCGCGGCCAGATCCTCACCGCCAATCCGAGCGCCGGCGGGACAGGCTATGCGCAGAGCACAACGACAGTCTCGATCGCAACTTCAACCGGATCTGGCGCCATCATCCTGCCCGTCGTCGTGAACGGCAACGTCACCGGCTACATTATTCAGAACGGCGGCCAGAACTATCGGCCAAGCGATACCTTGGTGGTCTCCGGCGCCGGCACGGGCGCGACCGGAACGCTGGTGGTCGGCCCGCAGACCGGCACCTACCCATCAGTGCCCGGCTATTTCCAGTCGCGGCGAGCCTATGCGGCCACGCTCAACCAGCCCGATACGCTCTTTTTTTCCCAGACCGGCGCCTATACGAACATGGATGCCGCCAATCCGCCGATCGATTCCGACGCGATTACGATGACGCCGTTCGGTCAGCAGGTTAACACGGTGCAATGGCTATTGCCGATGCCGGGCGGCCTGATCACTTGCACGGGGCTCGATGCTTGGCAGATTGCCGGGACTTCCGGCGCGGGATCGCCGCTCACGCCGTCTTCGGAGAGCGCGCAGCCCCAAGAGTCAAATGGCTTCTCCCCGTTCATTCCGCCGATCCGCGCGAGTTACGACATCCTCTACGTTCAGGAACTCGGGTACACGGTGCGCGACTTCCAATACAATTTTTTCAGCAACGTCTATTCGGGCACCGATCTTTCCGTTCTCTCGAATCACCTGTTTGAGGGGTTCACACTACCTTCCTGGGCCTGGTCTCGCGTACCATGGAAGGTGGTCTGGGCGGTGCGCGATGACGGCAAGGCAGTCTCGCTCACCTATGATAAGGAGCTAGAGCTCGCAGGCTGGGGCCGCCACGACACGAATGGCCTCTTCCAGCGCGTAGCCGTCGCGACAGAGCCGCCGGTTGACGTGCCGTACTTTGTGGTCAAGCGATTCATCCCGGGCGCCGGCCAATGGGCCTACTACATCGAGCGGATGGATAACCATTTTTGGAATGGCCCAGAAGATCCGTGGTGCATCGATGCCGGCCTGGAGCTAGAACAGCCTACCCCGAACGCGACGCTCTCAGCGGCAGCCGCAGAGGGCCTGGGCAACATCACGGGCGGCTATATCGCGACCGGAGGTGAAGGCTATACTAACCCCTCCGGAATAGCGGTCGATCCGACCGGCGTCGGCTCCGGGTTCGTGATCGAATTCACGCAAACCGGTGGCGTGATCAACGGCTTTACGATCCTCGCGCAAGGCGAGGGCTATTCGCCTTCGACCTATGTCGTTATCAGTGATCCGACTGGGGCCGGCGCCACTTTCATCCCCTTTCCATCGCAGAATGTCTTGTTCACAGCTGACGCAGCCGTGTTCGGAGGCAATCAGCCTGGCGACGTGATCCGAATCGGCGGCGGTCAGGCCACCGTTACGAGCATCGTTTCTCTCAGCCAAGCGCTCGCCGCTATCACGGTGCCGATCGTCCAGACCATGCCGAACGACCCGAATAATCTCCCAGTGCCCGCGTCATCCGGAGAATGGTCGATCACGACGCCCGTTTCGGTGATCACCAATCTCGATCACCTCGAAGGGATGCAGGTGACCGGGCTCGCGGACGGCAACGTGATTCCAGTCACAACGGTCGTCGGCGGTCAGGTTACGTTGGCTCAACCCGCTTCCTCGGTGAAGATCGGTCTTCCTTTCATCGCTCAGTTGCAAGCCCTCCATGTCGAGGAACCGTCGCAAGGCACGATTCAAGGCAAGCGCAAGAAGGTCAACGGTGTGAACGTCCGCATGGAAAAAAGCCGGGGCGTTCAGGTCGGCGCTAACCAGCCGGTTGCGGCGGCGCTCGACTTCCAGCAGGAAATCCCATGGACGAATCTGACGGATTTGCCGGAAGTGCCCAACGCTAATATTCCCGCCGCGGCCTTGCCGCTCTTCTCTGGCGATAAATTCCAGCCGATCAACGATGATTGGCAAAATTTCAATGGCTTCGAGGCAGCGCCAGCAATGATCGCCGTCCAGCAAAGTCTGCCGCTCCCGATGAATATAACTGCACTCGTCCCAACATTTAATATTGGGGATACGCCGGGATGACCATGTATAGCCGCACGCATATTTTGTGGTCATTTTGGGCGATTTGCGAAAAATACATGCCCATCTAATGACTTAGCGATACGGTTTGTTTGCAAGCGAAATGCATGTACCTCATCCGCCCCGCTGAAATCTGCGATCTCTACAAGCTAGCCCGCAATCTTCGCGACGGTGACCGCCTCGAGGTGACAAGCCTGGGTCTCCATCCAGCCAAGGCGATCCGGGCCTCGTTCCGGCACGCGGTGTTCCGCACGACGGCTCTGATTGACGGCGAAGTGGCGGCGATGTGGGGCCTCGGGAGCGTGAGCATGCTCAGCGACGTCGGCCATCCCTGGCTTATGACCACGCCGGCCGTCGAGAAAGTACCAGTTTCGTTCCTGAAAGTGGGACAACGCGAAGTGACGAAGATGCTGCGCTCGCGTCGCCGGCTGGAAGGCAATGTCGCGGCTGATTACCGGATGGCCTGCCGGTTTCTTGAGGCGCTTGGCTTCGAACTCGGAGAGCCGGAAGAGTTCGGACCGCTCAAGGCAAAGTTTCGGAAATTCGCAATGGAACGGTCGGCATAAGATGGGTCTTCCTGCGGCTATGCTAGGCGTTGGCGCCATCGGCGCCGGCGTTAGCGCCCTTGGCTCATACGAATCCGGCCAAGCGACCGCCGCTGCTGCCGCGTACCAGGCTCAAGTCGCAGCCAATAACGCCAAGGTCGCGCAGCAAAACGCCAGCTTCGAAAGCGCGGCCGGCGAGACCGCTTCCGTCAATAAGGGCCTTCAGACCCGTGCCACCGTGGGCAAGGAGAAAGCCTACGGAGGCGCATCAGGAATTGACGTGAACACCGGCTCTGCACCCGCGGTGCGCGCCGGAACGGAAGAGATGGGACTTCTCGATCAGCTGACCATCCGTTCCAACGCGGCCAAGAGTGCGTGGGCTCAAGAGGTCAAAGCGACAAGCGATACCGCGCAGTCGCAGCTCTACCGGTTCGAGGGAGAGCAGGCCAAGACCGCGGGCGATATCGGCGCGGCCGGCTCGCTGCTTTCGGGAGCCAGCACCGTCGGAGGGAACTACCTTAAGTGGAGCAACCAGTTCGGTGCATCGGGAAGCTAACATGTTGAAGAGAATCATTCTCGCTGTCGCTCTCATCGCCGCCGCTGCATCGACGGCATCGGCGCAGATTCAAATGCGCTCGGTGGCCAACGGCACCGACGTTTTCATTATGTACGATGCGTTTGGCGGAAATTACGGGATCACCGTCCAAACACTGATGAACTATATCGGAGGTGGCGGAGGATCGCCGGGCGGATCAAGCGGACAGGTACAATACAATAACGCTGGGGCATTCGGCGGCCTGACAAACACCCAGCTTACGGCGCTGATCAATCCATTCACGTCCGCGCTGAGTGGCGCCGTCCCTGCTTCCGGAGCGGACAACACATCTGGATTTTATCTTGGCGGCGATGGCGCGTTTCATGCGGTAACGAGCGGGGGGACCGTCACATCCGTAGGGGCAAGCGTGCCCACGGGACTCTCTGTTAGTGGATCCCCGGTTACGACAAGCGGCACGCTCGCACTCAGCTGGTCTGGCACAATACCTAATGCGCAGATTCCTTCGCCGACCGTTAGCACGCGCGGCGGCGTGGAGGCGGTTACGTGCACATCTGGTCAGTTCGTGAACGCCGTCCCCACCAGCGGCATCCCAGGTTGCGGGACGCCTCCCGGCGGCGGTAACGTCAGCACTTCGGGAACGATCACGAGCGGAGACTGCGCGCAGTTCAACAGTACAACCACCGTCATTTCCACTGGTGTGCCCTGCGCTGGTAACTCCCCGGGCGGCTCAAGTGGTCAAGTGCAATACAACAATGCCGGCGCATTCGGCGGGTTGACGAATACGCAGCTCACGGCGCTGATCAATCCATTTACCTCGACGTTGAGCGGCGTGGTGCCGGCATCAGGAGGAAATGCTAACACATACCTGAACGGGGCCGGAGCGTTCACTACGCCTCCCGGCGGCGGCAACGTCAGCACTTCGGGCACCATCACAAGCGGCAACTGCGCTCAGTTCAACAGCACGACAACCGTCGTTTCAACCGGCGCACCCTGCGGTAGCGGTAGCGGCAGCGGCGATGTGCTCACTGTTTATAACGTGAAAAATCACGGCTGCGTCGGCAACGGCGTTGCTGACGACAATGCCTGCATAATTTCGGCGATGAATGCCGCAATGGCCGCGGGTGGGGGCATCATCTTTTTCCCGCCCGGCAATTACAACGTCGGCGTGACGTCCGGCATGGGTCTCGTGATTGAGATATATAGCGGAACGACGTCCTACAATCATCTGATTTTCCAGGGCTCAGGTGTCGGTGTCACCAACATAATCCCCGGCAACGCCGGCATCACCATCGGCATGGAGATGACCGGTGGTTTCACCAATTGGGATACGATGAACACAACCTATCCGGCGACTAGTGCGGGGCTGGGTAGCAAGACGGTCACCACGACAACACCTGGCAATGCCAGCAATTTTGCTCCTGGTAATTTGATTCTCGTTTCTGGAGGCTTGCGCGGCGGCACGTGCACAATGTGCATGCTGACCGATTTCTGGTTCCCGAGCTGGTTCACTACCGTCGTTAGTGCCAACGCCTCGACTGGCGTTATCACGCTAGCCGAATCCATACCAATGCGCGGGACTGACATCACGACCGTGCAGAAAATCATTTCTATGCCGAATCATCTAACATTTAGGGATATGACTATCGGTGTTCCATATACCAATTCCACGATCAGTGGGTGCGGACTCACGGACACCTGGGGTGTGTTCGGCGGAGATTACATCACGGTAGAGAATGTCGAGACGCTGCCGGGGTGCGGGCCTGGCGGTATGTTCTTCGATAATGTGCGCCATAGCGGCTGTCGGGCGTGTGTGATGCAGTCGGGTTCCGGGCCGATAGAATTCTTCGGTGCGGCGGACTCCTGGGTGGTCGATTCATGGTTGAATGGCGGACCAGCCAATGAAACGGCGGTGCTTCTCGATGGAGGGTCGTTTGATGTCACCGTCATGAACAACCACTTCAAAGACCCGTCTGGAAATGTGATTTCAATTTCCGACTACACCGAACGCGCTATCGTTATGGGCAACGCGATTATTGGCCTGCCGGATGGTGGGTTCTACGGCGTGGTTGATGGTAGTCCGCCAGCGGGTGCGCGCCCGCAAAAAAACAATGTCATCGTGGGCAATACCTTTACGGGCATCGATACATCCAGCACGATCGCTATGGCGGTCAGTGATGACTCGACGGTCGCCAATACTGTGACCAATGTGCAACTGGGAATATTTGGTGGGTCGGACGGCGGCGGGGCGATCAGCGCCAACACATTTGACCCAACGGTTTCCAACCCGTTGCAGGGTGGGGGCCAGGTCGGTACGACACCCTATCGGTTCCAGGAACCTCCGGGTGTGAGAACGTTCCCGGCAGGAACGGCGACGCCGAATTTGCCGGATGCTGGCTACTATTTGGAGTTCCAGAGTGGAGCTCAGAACGTCACCAATTTTCTTGGCGGGCAGGTAGGAGACGAAGTCACCATTACTTTTGCGGATTCTCTCACGACGCTGGTCAACGGCAACATCATCCTAAAAGGTGGGACGAACTATACTCCGCTGGGTGGTGGCACAAACGCGATTACAATGAAGTTCGTCAAGGGACCAAGCCAATGGTACGAAGTATCGCGTACGCAATAGCGATTGCCTGCACCTTGGTTGCCGGCGCGTCTCGGGCGCAGGAGCCTACTCTTGAGGAAAGGGTGGGCGCTCTGGAAAGCCGATTGGCGCAGATCGCCAAAGACCTCGACCTGATCAAGGTGCAGCCACAGCAGCCGCGAGTTATGCCTGATGGCATACGCCCGTCCATGCTGCAAGACGCGCCCGTGTTCCACGAAAAGCTTCCCGGAGTGTCGCCGCGGCATCTGCCGAGGCCTTCCAACTAGAGGAACCGGAAGACAGATCAATGCCCGGCTATTCTCTCGACATCAATCCTCTGCCGACAGTTAATCCGATCGGTGCTCCGAGCGGAGACTTCGAACATATTCAGGCCAACCCTGACATGTTCGGGGGCGCGATAGCGCGCGCGCTGCAAGGATTCGGCGGAGCGGTCGAGAAGGCAAGCGATACGGGGTTTGATGTTGCTAGCCAGAAGCAGAGGCTCACCCAAGAGATAAGTGCAAGCGAGACCAACACATGGCTCGCCAAGGCCGTGACCGACAAGTTTAACGACTTCGGCCGCCTTCAGGGTAGAGCGGCGCAAGATAAACTGCCGCAGTTCAAAAACGATATCGAAGACCTGTACAATCAGTCGTTGAAAAACGCCGGCGATAGCCTTTTTATGAAGGCGGCACTTGCGAAATCAGGCCGCTATATAACCGATGCCTACTATCGCTACGGAACCCAACACGCGGATTCGCAGTGGCGGCAGTGGCAAACTAAGACTGCCGACGATCGAGCCTCGGAGCTTGGTAGCCAAGCCGGCATTGCTGCGCAGCACGGCACATGGGATAACGTCGGAACATTTCTCCACGCGTCCGATGATGAGGTGGCGAAAAAATTCGAGGCGCAGGGCTGGAAGGCGGAGGATTACGCCGCTGAAGTACAGAAGAACCGCGGAAAGAATGTCAGGACCATAGTCGAGACACTTGCGGCAAATGGCGACGTGCGGACCGCACAAGCGGTTTTGGAGAAATACCAGACCGGCATGGATGCGACCTCACGGCTCTCCGCGATGTCGCATATTAAAGGGCAAGTCGCTCAGATACAGGGGCGCGATGACGCCGATGAGGCCAGCGGCCATAAGTGGCGATCTGCGGACGTAGTCGGCTCAACTGTCTCCGCCTGGAAAAACCAGGGTATGTCCCCCAACGGGGTTGCCGGTATTCTTTTTAACATCAAGGAGGAATCTGGATTTTATCCAGCGCTTCGCCACCCCGATCAACCCAATTGGAGCGGAGAGGCGCATTATGCGCACGGGCTCTATCAGGAGGGCGGTGAAGAATGGAATCGTTATGAGGGCTGGCTAAGGAAAAACCACGCCGGAGCTGACTGGCGCGACCCGCAACTGCAGTCTGAATTTGCTGCGTGGAACCTCAAGACAAACTATCCAGATACCTGGGCAAGAATGAATGCCGCGGCGACGCCGCAAGATGCTGCGGCGATCTACGCGAAAGAATACCTCAAGCCGTCAGAGGCCAATCTGCAAAGCCGGCTGATGAAGATTTACGGAGGCCGCGGTCTAGGGCCGCCTGAGAGTTACGGAAATATTCGCGCTCCGCTTGTCCCCAAGGACGAGGCCTACGAACGCATTCTTGCGAGCAACAATGACGATCCCGTCAGGCAGAACGCCGGTATCGCTAGGCTGAATCTGCTCTATTCACTAGACCGAAGTGAGCAGACCCAAAACCGCGTGCTTTTCAATCAGCGCGTTAACGATACGACCACCGAGGCGATGACGCGGGGCACGGCGACCAATCCGCTCACCGAAGACGATTTTCTAAGGCAGGGCAAAACTTCTGCGGACTATGATGACTACCAGGATGCATTGACGCTCGGGGCGGACCTCCAGGGCGCTGCTTCGCTGGCTCCCGCGCAGCGCGCCGCGCTTGTCCCTCCGATGCCTGAGCCCGGCCCCGGATATGCCAGGGCTTTCAAAAGGCGCGAGCAGTTCATTCGCAGCATTGATGGATTGGAGAAGGAATTTCGGGAAGACCCGGCAGCCTACGCCGTGAGGAGGTTGCCGGATGTCCAAGCCGCAGCGCAGGGAATGGCCACCGCAGAGAGCGGCCCGCAGACCAATCCTGAAGCTGTGAAGGCTGCCCGTGCTAACTTTGCGGACGTGATGCGTGACGAACAGGTCCGTCTTGGTGCTGATCCGAGCAGCGTGCAAATTCTATCCAAGGATGCCGTGCAAGCAATTAACAAGCGGTTCGGAACCATCGCCGACAACGATGATCCGAACGTCCGGAAAAGTTTGATCGACAACATTGTTCGCGAGTCCAATCTTTGGGGCAACGCGTGGCCCGATATTGTACGCCAGCTCGCCCCCCAGACTCAGCCCATCGTGCGCGCGATTGCGGCGGGTGCTGACCCGGCAGCGATGACGAGGTTGCTTGACATGCCGAAGGACGAAAACCCCGTCAAAATTCTGAAGGAGCAGAGCGAGACAAAATATGGCGATGTTCAACGTGAGCTTAATGATGCTTTCACGCCGCTTCGGCGTAGCATGGTCGGCAGGCAGATGGATCGTGATTATCCCGGCTATTACGGTTTGGCGGAGAAGCTTTCGGCGCTTTATGTGCGGGATGGAGATGGCGCGAGCGCTGCCGCAACAAAGGCGTTCAATGCGCTGATCGGTAATCAATTTGAATTTCGTGATACTTATCGCATTCCGAAATCTGTTAATGTTCCAGCCGACGCCGTACAGGCTGGTGTGGTGGCCGCGAGAGACGCAATCCGCGGCGGTGGTCTCAACGTGGCCCCGTTCGCCGATGACATCGCGTTGGGCGCCGGCAATCGCGCAGATTCGTTTTCGAAATTTGCGCGCGACGGGCGTTGGGTGACCTCGCCCCGTAACGATGGGCTTAACCTCATTTATGATGGGAGTAGCGGAGCGCGACCGGTGCGCACCTCCAACGGGTCGGTATTCTTCCTGAGTTGGCAACAACTGGCTGCGTTGGGCACGAAACACGGCGACGCGAATGCCCCAGATTGGGGGCAGATGCTCCGATGACCGACACGTTTGCGACGCCGGACGAATACGGCCTCGAAGGACGCGCTTCTGACCTGCACTCATCGCTTGGAGAAAGCCTCTTCGCGCAGGCCGGCGAAGCCTTCATGGGCGGCACGCGAACCCTGCACCGTCTATTTGAGTACGGGCAGGCAGCGGGCGCCCTACCGCCCGTTGAGGCGCCTTATCTGGGCGAATTGACCCAGTCGCAAGCCCCTATTCCGGAAGTTCCGATCGCGGACGCCAAGGCGCGCATAAAGCAGGAGGGCCTTGAACAGCACGTAAAGCTTCCCGATCAGGAGTCGATCAAGCAGCCCGTGCTCGACCTCATGGTTCAGCATGGCCGTGAGCGTGCGGACTATGACGCAGCAGTGTCCCGTGGTCCCCATGGATTCTGGACTGGCGCGCTGGGCTTCATGACCGAGATCGGCGCCGGAATGATCGACCCGGTGAATGCCGCGGCGTTCTCGATTCCGGTAATTGGCGAGGCGCGCTACGGGCAGATTTTAGCGAGGGCTGGAGAAGGCCTCGCCGCGCGCGCCGCCGTCCGCGGTGCAGTCGGCGCGGCACAGGGCGCAGTTGGGTCGGCCGCCACGGTGCCGGCAGACTGGTGGCTGCATACCCTCGACGGCCAAGATTATACGATGGCGGATGCCCTGCGTTCTGTCGTTGTGGGCGCCGGCATGGGCGGAGCATTCCATGCTGGAGCGGGAGCTATCGGCGATATCGTTGCGCGCTCCGGCGGGGCGCATGTTCCTGGTGCTGCGCTTGGTGAAGGCGGTGTTACCGCTGAAGAAGCGCTGGGGATAATCGCGCCAACTCCGGCTCCAGTGCATCCCGCCAAGGTGTTTGCTGATCTGCCGACGCGCGCGCGCGAAGATGTGGTCAAGGCGGCGATCGCCGATGTAATCCAAGATCAGCCTGTCCGCGCTGCGGAGATGCTTCAAGAGGCCGCGAAGATCGATCCGCGGATTGCCGAATCGGTTGGGATTACCGCCTACCACGGCAGCCCGCATGACTTCGAGAATTTTGACATATCTAAGATCGGCACTGGAGAGGGCGCGCAAGCTTACGGCCATGGGCTTTATTTTGCGGAACGGCCTGGTGTTGCCGAAGAGTACAAACGCAAACTAGCAGGCTTGGACGCGGCGCAGGTGGCCTCACATCAAGAGGCCATTGATGCCTTACGATCGGGAAGAGAACCCACTGCGCGTTCTGCAAAAGATATTGCCGCCGCTCGAGAGGACTTTAAACATTTCGAAAATAGGGAGCCGACGAATGCGGAGATAGCTGATTACCTTGAGAAGGGTTTGCAGGCCAACCGCGGCCGCCTCTACCAAGTCGCCATCAAGGCCGATCCCGAGCACTTCCTGGATTGGGACAAGCCTCTGAGTGAGCAGAGCGAGCATGTCAAAGAAGCCATCCAAGGTATTGAAAATAATATCAAGAACAAATCTTTTTGGAGGATTACAGAGAACGATCTGCAAGACATTCGCCGCCAGATAGCGAGAGAGGCGACAACAGTTAGAGATCTGGAATCTGCTTTGCGCCGTGGAATTGGTGATCCCCAGAAGACAATGGACGCATTCCGTCAGGCCGGCATTCCCGGCATCCGATACATGGATCAGGGGTCGCGCGGCGGCGGTGAGGGAACCCACAACTACGTCGTTTTTGATGACAAGCTGATCGAAATAACCCACAAGGACGGAACGCCAGTCAGTCGAGAGGAGCTTCGCGCAGAATTACAGCGGGCCGCGTCAGGCATAGCGAACGATCGTGAGCCTTTGCCAGAAGGTGCAGTGGAGAGAGCTGGTGGGTACCGAATTCCCATTACAGGCAATGAAGGAAAGCAAGTCGGATCAATTGATATTGAGATGCGCGATCCTACAGGACGTAGAAAGGCAAGCCAAGTTCGTGGCGCTCAAATTGATGCCGACGAGCGCGGTAAGGGATTGGGTGTTGACGCTTATCAAAAACTCGCCGATTTCGCTCTGGCGCAAGGGAAAGAATTGTGGAGCGATAGGACGGTTGAGCCAGAAGCTCAGCGTATTTATGAGGCTTTGAAGCGCCGTGGCTATACGGTCGTCGAGCAGGACCCTAATGCGAGGCCTTTTGATGCGCAATTCAAGGTTACGAATGGTCCTAGCGTCGCTCAGCCAGCCGAACCCGATTGGAAAGGCCTTGCCGCCGCAGCTCGCCCTCCCGATCAAGACATAGCCGAAGCATCGAAAATAGCGGAGAAAGCTCCGGAGGTTCCGTCTACTGATCCAGCGAAGTCTCTGTCAGCCTTGGAGAAGGCTGCCGCTGAAGCGGAACAGCTCTGGAGAGAGATTGAGCCGCTACTTCCCCCAGAGCAGCGCGGCAAGTTTAATGAACTACTCGGCAACATCGATCTGGATGCCGCGGAGCGCGAGCAGATCATTCGCGACGGCGCGGCCTGTTTGATGGCGGCCGGCCTTTAGGAGAACGCTGTGGTAACGCGCAAAGACTGCATCGACGAGATAGCGGCGCGCGCCGGGCGCAAGCGGCAGGAAGTGGAGGATGAGCTCGACGACATGTTCGAGCGCGCCAAAAGCTTCCAGGAAACCGGTCTCCCGTTAGATATGGCCTATGCTAAGGCGCGCGATCAAAGGCTGCTCGAGGAGGCCGATCGCAAAGCCCGCGCTCGTCGAGCTCAGATCATGGACCTCCGCAAGGAGGCTTCGCGTCATCGCTATTATGGCGACACCGAATCCCAGATCAAGGAGAAGGCGCCCAAGTATCTCGGTCAGGCACCGCGACTTGCCATGGAGGCTAAACTTGTCGGCGTGAACCTGCCGTTCTTCAAGAACCGGCAGTCAGTTGACGCGCAATACGTGGCGCTGCGCCGGCTATGGGTTGGCGGATTTGCCAAGGACCTCGAAGACAAGAACCTTTTGAAAATCTTCGCCTCGCGCCAGATCCAGGACAATTGGACCGATGAGCTGTTCGAGCTGAACAAGGGCAATGATGGCAACCCAGGCGTCACCACGGACGCACAAGCGCTTGAGATCGCCAAGACGATCCAGAAGTGGCAGCGCCAGTCAATGGATGCGCTCAACCGCGAGGGGGCGTGGGTCCGGAGCTATTCCGGTTATATAACAAGGACATCGCACGATCCTTACAAGATCGGCAAAGCCGGCCCCGAGAAGTGGGTCGCCGATACGTTGCCCAAGCTCAATCTTCCGAAGACATTCGGCACCATGGACAAGGCGCGCGTCGTCGAGGCCCTGACGAAGATGTGGGAGCCGATGAGGACCGGCGATCACTTCGACTATGGCAAGCCGCTCGACGAACCTATCTTCCCCAACGTTGCGGCCAAGGCCTCAGCGGAAAGGGAACTGCATTTCAAATCAGGGGCGGATTGGCGGGCGTACAATGCGCAATACGGCGTCAGCGATGCCACCAAGACGGTGGTCGATGCGCTCGCCCGCGGCGCGCGCCGCGTCGCTCTGATGAAGGAATTCGGAACCAAGCCGGCCGAAGCCTTCGAGGGCGATATGAACTACATCAAGGCGCGCCTGCAAAGCGAGGCCAGCGAACGGCTGGGAAAGCTGGCAACTCTGAGCGAGGAGCCGGAGACGAATGCCGAAGCAATCTCGGCTCTCAACAAGGAGATAGAAGCCAATCAGGGCAAGTTTCCCGACTTTCAGAATTGGGAGCAGAAGCTGCGGAACAGGTTCGCGCAGATCGATGGCTCATCACAGCGGCCGGTCAACAGTCTCAGTGCGAATCTTGCGGCCAACGTCATGGCCGTCCAGCGCATGTCGAAGCTTGGCCGCGTGGCGTTGACGCATTTCGCCTCCTTGCCGACGAAGGCTGCCGAGGCCCGCTATTGGGGCATCCCGTTTGCCGAGCGATACAGCTCGCTGTTCCGTGGGCTCACTCAAGGAATGGAGGGGTCGGCTAAACGTGAGGCGCTGGACGCCACGCTCGTGGCCTTCGAAAACCGTCTCGGCCACATGATGTCCACCTACGACGTGGCTGATGCTCCGGCGGGGGTGCTTGCGCATTGGGAATCGCTATTTTTCAGGATGACCGGCGTCTCGTCCGTGGTTGATAACCAGCGCGGTGATGCGGAGGCAATGTTTGCGGCTCACGTCGGCGGCAAGCGGGGCCAGGCGTGGGCGGAGATCGGTCCGAAGGAACAGCGCGTGCTCCGGGGGTTCGGTATCGGAGAAACCGAATGGAAGGCGCTGCATGGCGTCGAGTGGTCGAAGTTCGGCGACCGGACCTATTTGACGCCGGCGGATGCCATGAAGCTCTCTGACGAGCAGGTGGCGGCCTATATCGCCGATACCGATCCGTTGCGGGCGCGCCTTGCTGGGTTGCCGCCACGCATTCCGCCCGTGCCGAAAGGTAGCGTTCGTTTCTTCCATGGCGGTGCGCCTGAAGGTGGCGAGCCGCCGACGACCGGCGGCGGTCGATGGGCGACGCCTCATTTTGAATATGCCCGCGACTATCGAGCAACAGAAGGAAAGCCAGGACAAGTTTGGTACGTTGACGTTCCCAAGGGGGAATTCCTAACTCGGCCTGAGTTGGCCAGCGGCTTTGACGAAATCAATGACGTCTACCGCCATGTGGAGTTACCTGAAGACATCGCGAAACAGATGCAGTCATACCGTCCAGGCGCGCGATCTTCCGGCATATCCGCCTCCGATCTCGCGCAGGCCCGTGAGAACCTCGCCCTGCAGCTCGCCACGGCCTATTCGGATCGCGCCGGCTATGCGATTCCAATGCCCTCGGCCCGTATCAGAGCCAGTCTGTTTCAGAAGAACTTCGAGCCCGGCACTCCCATAAATACCGCTCTGAAATTGCTTTTGCAGTTCAAAATCTGGCCGGCTGACATGATCGTCCGGGCATGGGGCCGCGATGTGTACGGCACTATCGGAGATGGCCGGCTCGATAGACTCGCTGGCCTGACCGAGACGCTAGTTGCGATGACGATATTCGGCGTCGCATCGGAGGCGGTGCGCGAGGCGATCCAGGGTAAAGACCCGCTCGACAAGCTCGTTAAACATCCGTTTGCAGCCATAGCGGAGGGCATGCAGCGCTCCGGCGTAGGCTCGCTGTTCGGGGACTACCTCCTCGGGCAATACGATCGGCACGGATTCTCTGCGGTCGCCAGTGCAGCCGGCCCGACCTTTGGCCAGATCGACACGCTCATGGACCTTCTGCATGCCGGCGGTGAAACCAAAGAAGGAATGTGGAGCCCGGCGGCGAACCGGCAGCGTGAGGCGGATCTCATCAAACTGGCGCGGGACAACCTTCCATTTCAAAATCTTTGGTTCAACAGCTTGGCGTTGAATACCTTGGTATGGCATCGACTCCAGGAGTGGATCAACCCGGGCTACCTTCAGAGATCGGAACGCCGCCAAGCCGATCAGAATGGCACGAAATTCTGGATTTCGCCGGCCAAGACAGATCGGTGGGTTACAGGCCGTGCGGCGTCGCCGTTTTAAAATGGATATGGCGATCCGCTCAAGATGTAGCCGAGGAACCAACCTCCCCATACTGCGCCCCAGGCGATCTTCATAAAAAGATCAAACGCATCATCAGACTTCAGCCAGGCCCAAGCCCGCTTCATTTGCATCTCCCGTTAAAGTTGAATGAAAAGACCTAGCAAACCGCATGGCCAAAAACAAGCAATCTGTTCCGCCGGCGAGCGTGGCTCCGGCGCAACCGGCGCCCGCGGGCGGCCCTCCTCTTCCTCCTCCTCATCCGCCTCAGCAAGCCAAGGCGTCTCCGAAGCGCCGGCCGAGCCCGCACCTCAAGCATGACCAGCTCATAAAGCGGCCAGGCGAGAAAATGCACATCGCCAAACACGCGCTCCTGCCGCACCAGCAGCAGCCCAAGCTTCCGCAAAAGTAAACTCTACCCCGTCCACCGGAGATTCACGTAATGTTCCGCCGCATTCTTGCGGGCGCATTCCTTTTGCTTGCGCTCATGGCCCCGGCCGCCGCGACCGTCAACAGCTCCGCCAACAAGACCATTGTTGCCGGCAACGGCTCGCAGACGGTCTTTGCCTTCAGCTTCATCGGCGTTGCGGCGCAATACATCAGCGTGATCTACACGGACGCGTCGGGCAACCAGACGACGCTATCCCAGGGCAGCGGAACGACCCAATATCAGATCAGCCTCAATGCGCCGGTTCAGGGCGCCATCTGGGGCCTCGGCGGGACCGTTACTTACAATCCGAGCGGGACGCCGATCGCCGCCGGCACTACATTGACGATCGTTCGCACGCTACCCCTGACGCAGGCGATCACGCTGCAGAATCAGTCATCGGTGCAGACGCTCGGCAAAGGCTCGGAACAGGCGGTCGATACCGCGGTGATGCAGGACCAACAGACTGCCGAGCAGATCGGCCGTGCGTTGCAAATGAACATCGCGAACACGGCTCCGCCCAATCCGTTGCCGCCCGCTGCGCAAGTCGCCGGACTTGGCCTTTGCTTCGATAGTACCGGCAATAACGTAATCGGCTGCTTGAACGTGCCGAGCGGTGTCATATCGAGCGCGATGGTTCCCGTCGTGGGCGCAGCAACGATTGGCGTTGCTCAAAATCTTCTCGGCGTCCCCCAAAGCGTCAAGACTTTCGGAGCGCAGGGCAATAGCAATGGAACCCATGGCAACGGGGCGGACGACACGGCGGCCGTTTCTGCAGCGATGGACGCCTCCTCCGACGTATATTTTCCATGCGGCGTCTATCGCATAACCACAACTATCACGAAGACGAGCACGACCAACCACTATTATCTTCATGGCGACGGGCCATGTTCACAAATTTATCTCGACAATAGCGTGACCCAGCCGCTCTTTCAGTTTACCCCCGCTTCAATATGCAGCGCTTGCGTTAGAATTGAATACCTTAATTTCATTCCGCCGACCACGCTTGGCAATTCAACGGCGACGGTTTCGCTCACCAACGAGACATTGTCGGAGTACAACCACAATTCTATTTTAGGATATCAGGTCGGAATTGCCTACATATCCGGAGCGTTCGCCCCCCATGTCGAGGGCAACTTCTCGATCAGCCTGGCGACCGGATTTATTTTCGTCGGCGGCATCGATGCCACTTTGAACGGCGCTAGGATATGGCGCAATATCGTCCTCGCTTCTGGGCTGGTGTCTTCTACTGCGGCGCTGACGCTGAACTGTGGGACAGGCTCTAATAACATCTCGCTGATCGGCAACGACCTCGAAGGCAACTACGGAAATATACTGCTTTCTAATGGATGCACATCTGTAGATATCCTAGACAATTATATCGACGCCACGGTAGCGGGAGATGCATTCAACTTTAGCGGAACGGGAAACTCCGGTGTCGTCGTCCGTGGAAACTGGCTCGGGGCGCAACCGTCGCAAAACCTCGTTGCCAACGTAAGCAAACTGGTGTTCGGCACAAATACCGTTTATAACCATTCCAATAATTGGGCCTCCACAGCGCAGGCCGTCCAGATCGAACACACAAACGTAATCGCCGGAACCGGATCGATAGGCGCTCTGCAAAGTATGCCGGCGCCGTCTGCGTGCGGAGCCTCTCCCGTCATAAATGGTAATCGATGGCATGGCCTGGTTGAGGTTGGCGGCGGCACTGTAACGAGTTGCACGGTGACCTTCGATGTTCCCTTCGATGCCAACCCAGCGTGTGCGGCCTCTGCGGTGGGACCCGGCATAACAATCGCCAATTTTTCATCGCTTGTTTCGACGGGGTTCACGTTGGTGCTTTCCACCTCGGCCTCTGGTCTCTTCAGCTATCTATGTGATCAGCACGATTGATCGTCGCCGCCAATCCAAGGAAGCCTTGACAAATGTCCAACGCGAACGCGCCTCTTCCCACAGCGCAGCTGCGCCTCAATGTGCCGATCACCTCGCCGAACGGCTCGCTCGTGATCGTGAACAGCTCCTCTCAGGTGACGGCGATCGGTTCCAATCAAAACCGACGCGGCGTGATCTTCGTCAATCCGGTGACCAATACCGCGAAGATTACGATCGTCCCGTCAAATCAGAATGCAGTCTCCGGATCTGGCGTCGTCATCCTGCCCGGCGCGCAGCAGCCGTTCATCGCCGATCCGAGCAGGAACATTGCCTATAACTGCGGCTGGAACGCCATTTGCGACACGGGCTCGAACGTCCCGCTAGAGGTCCTGGAGCTGTTGTGATGCGTCGGATTTTCCTCTCTCTATGGATGTTGCTTGCGCTCGCGGTTGGAGTCGCCGCGCAAGGATGCGGCGATCAGAATCCGAATTGCATCGTCCCCACGGCGCCGCCCGGGACGAGCAACAATCAGGCGGCTTCCACAGCATTCGTACAACAGAATATCCTCAATGTATCCGCCGTCGCTCTTGGCGCCGACCCTACGGAAGTCAGCGACAGCACGTCGGCAATCAATAACTGCCTGAGCTTCAAGACCACGGGAAATCTAATTTGCTGGCTAGCGCCTGGCAACTACGCTGTCTCTGGACAGCTGAACATCGGAAACGGCAACGGAACAACCTCGTTCTCAACGATCAACGGCGTCAAGCTGGCCTGCACCGTCCCGACGCGCCCAGGCCTCAACGGGATATCCGGAGAGCCCTCGGCGGGGCCTTGCAATATCAATTCGTCCTTTGCCGGTGTTACGATTTCCGTCAATGGCCCCATCAACGGATGGTCCATCGAGGGCATTTCGCTGACACTCAGCTCCAGCAACAGCGCGGCCGGATGTCTGGTTGTGAGTTCTGGATCATTCGGCCGTGTTGAAAGCTTTCTGTGTAATGATGTTCCCGGCATCGGTATCCTGGAGTTCGTGAATTCTGGCGGTGGTCAGCCGAGCTATTTCAATGCCTGGCGCAATATACAAATTCGTGCGCTCCCGGCATCGACGACATTCCAAGGCATTCACATCGGAAGCAATCAAGCGAGCACCGACAACTTTGGCGACAGTTGGGAAAATACAAACATAATACCTTCTACCTCGTCTGCGTCACAGGCGATCTATCTTGGCAGCGCGGATTCGATGGTGTTCAATCGAACAACCATAAACCCTGGCACCGGCAGCGCGCTAACCTTCAATTATGCGGAGGCTGGCGGAAGCAATAACAATTGGCCTTCGGGCATCACCTTTATCAATTTCGACGCCGGCAGCGGCAACTCCATCGGCAACAGCGGCACGCCAAGCGCAAGCGCGAAGCCGAATGTGCTGATGCTCAATACAGTCAACAATGGAACTATTCCAAATCTGTCCAATCTTACAGTCCTCGGACCGAACGATATAATCATGTCGTCCGGTGCGAACAGGGTCAACGGGCATATCTTCGCGGATAATGCCGGCCATTTTGGCGTCAGGCAGTCCGGACCGACGATAACATCCGGATGCAATGGAACCGGATCGGTCGTCAATGGGAACGATAATGACGGCCAAGTGGCAGGCCAGACGGCGAATGCTACCACGTGTGTCGTTACTTTCGCTAATGCCTACACCTCTCCACAGGCCTGCATTGCGGCCGGAGCCAGCCCGCCCTTGACGAGTTTCACTTACACGCAAAGCACCATGACCGTGACATTTCCCAGTACCGCGGCCTATTTCTGGTCCTATCATTGCGCGGCTTTGGCGCCGTGAGCCCCGCCGCATAAACACGGCGGGGCAGAAATGCCGTCAGGATACAAGATCGACGTAGGTTGGTTCAGCCGCCCCGTTAAGCTTCCGGCGGTCAAGAAAATCGGGGATCGCGTCATTCATGGCAACCGCAAGGGGGTCTTGGTGATAGCGTGAATGCTTGCCCTCCAGAGTAAAATGAAGGGTGTCGTAGCCCCTCCGCAGGCGCTCCAACGGCATCACGGTTTCGATTTCTGTCCACGATGCCTCGAAGTGAATGCGAAGAAGTTCAAGCTTACGTTTCTTTTCTGCCGCAGCCTGCCCCGGATAGTGAAGAACGATCAGGCTTTCGATCTCATCCAGAACGATCTTTCGCTGCGTCGACCGGTTATCCCGAATATCGGAAGGTATCATCGCAACGGAATTCCGCGAGGTGTCCACGCCGAGTTGCCGGCCGCCAAGATTGAGGCACTGGATATGCGGTAGGAAGTTCTCAAAGGTCGGGTCAGGAAATTCCTTGCCGTCCAGCAGCGTCGAGCGATCCTTGAGCACCTTTGCGAAGTGCCGATTAGTCTTCGTCGCCATCTCCATCTCGCGCTCCATCAGGACAAGTAGCGAAGGTTCGTATCCCATTTCGCCCTCGGCCTTCATCTTGATTCCCGTTTTTTCGAGGTTCTTTTTGCCAGTCTCCTCGTCGGTC